AGCATGTGCACCACCACTAAGGTAGTTACACTACCCCACTTGAGGGAGATACCCTCACACGCTCACTAACGTGAGCGTGCCCACCCGTATTTGATGTTGACGATAACGGGACGTCCAGAACGCAACAAGTGTTCAACGTCAGCGAATGGCTCGTCGCCACGCTTAAGTCGCCACTTCAGCAGCGCAGCTTCTCCGTCAATTGCATTGCCGGGAAGCTTTGCCTTGACAATCACACCCTTGACAAGAGGGACATGAAGGTCAGGACACATCTTCTCACAGTCCGCGAGGACTGCTGGGACGTGTTTGCCGAGAACAGGCGAATCTTCCGTAACATTAGGCATCGGAATAATCCTCGAAAGGAGTTCATCCAAATACATAACCACCCGTGAGAAACCGGCTTTCGCAAGCTGGTTCCGAAGGGAGACGGTCGAAACAAGTTCTTTTGCATTCTGTCTGTTGTCAGGAAAACCAGCCCGGACACGTACGATTGAAACGTCGTACCCGGAATAGTAATCCTTGCCACAAGACTCTCTGAACATTCCAGTCCAGAAAGACTTGTCGGCGTTGACCTTGAAACCAAACAGCTCCAAGGTCTCCTTAACAGATACGGCATATGCGTTGGGGACAATAATGTCATCCCCATACACACGCACCCTGCCGAAGAACGACCTAATGTCATCCTTCGACAACTCGGAACGATTAGCCCTTTGAATCCCCAGGAAGACAACGGTGCAGAACACCAGGGCTTCCACAGGAAAACAGAGGGCTGAACCCATTGACGCGAATTTGGCCAATTCAATTACATGGCCATCAACGTCAGCGAATCTCGACCTGCTAGCTTGTACTGCACGGTTTAAGTGCGGGTAGTTTGCAAACAGAATCTTGACGAGCTGATTGGAGACGCGATCTGAAGCTTCACTCAAATCGAGTGTTGCCAGGGCATCTGCTTCGCTATTGCTAGGCAGAGACCCTCTACGCGCCATCTCCTGATTAGGGATTTGGCTGTCGTAGCAGATAAACGCTGAAGGGAAGTCAATCCTTCGAAACGTTTCCGCCATCGCTTCTTGAATTGCCTGTTGTATATATTGCATATACGAAGGCTCAATAGCGATGATACGGGGCGTCTTCACCGTCTTAGGCACCGTGATGACCCTAACGGGTCTCTCGTTGCCAGGTTCGCGGAAGTCCACATGGGGCAAATCAGCCAATGCTTGGCTGTAAGACCATCTCGCGAATTCCACAAAAGGGAATTCATCATCGAGACGCTCGGCATACTCCCACATATCGTACTTTTGGTTACCCATCAGTCGATCGGCAGTAGCGCCGGGCCCATGCTTTGGGACCACTTCCCCGTTGTAGATCTTCTGATCTACGATGGAGAGTGAATGACCCCAGAGGCGATTAGCCATACGGCTAAAGTCCAGCTGATCAGCAGCGCTGAGCCGCTGGTCACTAGAACGGACTTCCAACTCACACTCGATGTATCCCTTCTTGGCCTTTTCAACTCGCTCATTAGAGCAGTCTACTCCAATCTTTGCAAACGCCAGTGTGAACTGACGTACAGCATGGATGGCGGCTATAGACGGGTTATCGAGAATCATTCCGGTTCGCGAATCAAACACGAGACCGAGGAAACCCGACATGAATGTCGGGACACCGCCACGCCAAGCCCAGCAGGGCTCAAAGTGGTTGCGGTCTGCATAGCCAAGGCGAAGCGATTTTTCAAAGCTTTTGCCGAAGCCAGCAAGAGTGATTCCCAAAAAGGGAATCTCTCCTTCGTGTTCAACCCGATCAGAGACTGTTTTAAAATCTCTGATGGTGTCAACCGAACATCTTGCTCCTAGATCTTCTAGAAGCAATTTTGCGAACACCATAAGGCTTTTCATGGCACCCTTTCTTTATAGGTTTAGCCAATCCGTAGCCTATGTCTATAGCGTAGCCGCTATCGGTTAGTTTTCGCCACCCAGAAGCTGGGTGACCTTGCTACCCGAAGAGGCCGAGAGGTATGCCGTAAAGGCATCCACAAGGGCCTTCTGTTCCGTAGTGGTAAAACCAACCTTAGGAACATCCACGATGAGCTGAACGCTCATCGAAGCCTGGATGTTCACACCGGTCTGGTAAGGGTCAGCTACAAGCTTAGTCGAATCCAGTCGGATGAGACGGCGAGTACGACGACCGTACTGATGAGAAACCCGCATGCGGGTCCCACCATCAGCAGCCGTGAACTCTCCAGCGTTAACGTCCGAGGACGTACGAGGGAGAGAAACGGCCGTACCACTAATCGTAACAGACTGCGGATCTGCATAAGACACAGGCAGTGTCCTTCCATGTTAAATTATAATATTAAATTATAATATTCAGTTAATATTTAATTGAATCCACTACCGTGGAGGGATCCTGGCGCTTTAGCAATACCAAGCGCTAGGAGGATGGACCATTGGTTCGGGGTAAGATCCCCCGGCTTTAGTCCGAAGCCGTAAGGTGATGCTTGACGTCTGGCCTTCTGGCCAAAGATGACTCTTTCACCAACCTGATCTGGCTCCCCATAAAGGCGGAGACCAGGAAGGGTTACTTGAGCATCGACACGGGTATGTTGCATAATGTACCCGTAGTTAAGCACCAAGCCATCTTGACCGATGTGTGAAATGTTGGAAACAACATTGCCAAAAGTCACATACCAGTCAAGAAGCCATGACCACGGAGTCAGATTGTACAGAACTTCCGGAGTGATCCGGGTTCCCAGAAGCTTGTTTGCTTCTCTTTCCCAAAGGCTAATCTTCTCAGCGAGAGGAGTAGCTGACGGGGGAACGTAGAATCTGTACGAACCACTGAACCACGTATCTTTTATATAGGTGCGAAACACCTTAGGATACGCTCCGTAATCGGAGTAGAAGTAACTCATGGAGGGTTGGGCCGTCATGTATGACGTCCCAACGTACTCTTCAGACTTCCGCTCCTGTGGAAAAGCAAATCGTCGTCGAACATTCTTGTCACGCAAATTCTCATATTCGCGAAGGATCTTAGTTGAATCCCTAACGGCATTGAGCATTGTGACAAGTTCGTTGATAATAGGCTTCCAACCGAACTCTACACCGAGATACTGCCCTGCGAACCACTTCGTGTCCGCATTGGCACCTCGTTTAAGGAGTCCGGACCCAATCAACCTTGGGAGACCTTCGCTTTTAAGTTCAGCGAG